AGCTAACACAAAGAAAGTTGAGGTAGAACCTCAAATCGAAACAATGGAAGAAGTAGTTACAGAATTTTTTGAAGAAACTGTAGTTACAGAACCAAAAATAAAAAAACCAAATAAAAATACCTGGGAGGTAAAAGATAGAGTTTACAGATTAAAAGGTGATAAAAAACCACTATCATACATGCTTAAGAGTTCAAATGTTTACTGGTTTGATAAAGAACAGGGTTATGAAAGAGAATTAAAATATTGTGAAAATCAAAGAACGCCGTTTGTAGATGAAATGAGAGGTGATCAAAGGTTATCTCACGTTGTTTTTAGAAATGGATCTTTGTTTGTGGAATCATCAAAAACCGTTTTACAAAAAATGTTATCTTTATATCACCCTCACAAAGATAAAATATACTCTGAGTTGAAACCAGAAGTTAGAGCGGCTAATGAAGTTGATTGGATTGAAATGGAAATTGAGGCTTTAAACGCGGCAATGAATCTTGATATAGATATGGCAGAAGCTGTTATGCGTGTTGAGATGGGATCTAAAGTATCTACGATGAGTTCTAAGGAACTTAAAAGAGATTTATTATTATATGCTAAGAAAAACCCAGGTTTGTTCTTAGAACTAGTTAACGATGAGAATGTTGTGCTTAGAAACTTTGGTATTAAGGCAACTGAAATGGGATTATTAAAATTATCATCTGATCAAAGAGTTTTCACTTGGGGATCTAACGATAGAAAACTAATGAACGTTCCGTTTGATGAACATCCTTACTCGGCTCTAGCCGCTTGGTTTAAAACTGACGAAGGTATGGAGATTTACTCCAATATTGAAAAAAGATTAAATTAATCTAACTGTAGATGCGATCGCTCTACGGGGCGATCGTAAACTACTAAATTTAATTATATGAAAGAAAAATCTAAAGGATTAGGAGATACAATAGAAAAAATTACAAAAGCAACTGGTATAAAAAAAGTTGTAGACACAGTTAGCAAAGCGGTAAAAAAAGATTGCGGTTGCGGTACAAGGAAAGACACGTTAAACAGATTGTTTCCATATAACAAATAAAAAATTAAAATGGTAAATATAGATACAGTATATCAAAGAGTTCAGGCTCTTTCTAATAAGGAACAAAGAGGTTACATAACACCCCAAGAGTTCAACTTATTTGCCAATCAAGCACAAATGGAAATATTTGAACAATATTTTTATGATTTAAACCAAGCTGCTAGAACACCTGGTAACAATAAAGTTATTGCAGACGTAGATGATATGCTTGAGGAAAAAATTAGTGTTTTTGATCAAGTACAAGGTGCTGCCTGGGTAGCGGCAAACATGGGCACGGTTGCGCCTGGTATAATGCCTATACCTAATGAAATATATAGACTTAAACAAATTTATATTACCCCTACTACTCTTGGGGCAGCGGGTTTGGTTCCAGTAGCCGTAGAAATAATTAGTCGAAAGGAGGGTTTATTAGCGATTAGCTCGCCATTAACGCGACCAACCCCAAGTAAACCTATTGGCTGGATTACATCGGGCGGTTTAACAGTAGTAGGGCAAGTGTTTGGCGGTTTATTTCCAACAATTCAATATGCTTTTCCAGGAGGATTCTATTCCTATGATATAGAGTACATTCGTAGACCAATTAACGTTTCTTGGAATTATTTTGTTGTAGGAGAAAAAGCACTTTATGATGCTACTAACTCCAGTCATTTTGAACTACATCCCTCAGAAGAAACAGAATTAGTTTTTAAAATATTAAAGTATGGTGGTATAAGTATGAAAAGAGTAGATTTAATGAGAATTGGACAGGTGCAAGAACAAGCACAACAACAACAAGAAAAACAATAAATAAATGGGGTTATTAAACGGTACTGCTCAACAATATTACGGGGGAAATGATTTTGGAAACTATCAGTTCACCTCTTTAAATGACATTATAAATCAATTTATGTTGATTTATGTTGGAGAAGATAAAATTATTCCAAAAGCAAAAAGATTAGACGTTGCTTTTCATGCGCAAAGAGCTTTAGCAGAATTATCATTTGATACATTTAAATCCTGCAAATCACAAGAGATCACAGTCCCACCATCATTACAAATGATTTTACCCCAAGACTACGTTAACTATACTAAAATTAGCTCAGTAGATTCCGCTGGTATTAAGCACATTTTATATCCAACTAGTAAGACCTCTAGCCCTACAAATCTCTATCAAAATACTGATGGTTCTTATTACTCTAACTTGGTGCTAAATGGAGATTTTAACGAAGGTATAAACTTTTACACTCCCATTGCAACATCACCTGGTACTGGAATACCAAATAGCTGGTATATTTCCAACTTAAGTACTGGTGGCGCTGGAGTGAATGGTGGGTTTGGTGATACACAGCTTAACTTAAGCTCAAGTTCTGATGGTTTGTTAATATCGTCAAATGGTATTGGTACTAAATTATACCCTAGGCTACATCAAGATGTCATTCTAGAAGGCGGTCAGTCTTATACGTTTTCATACAACGTAACAAGTGTTAGTAGTAATTTCAGCACAAGCTCTAAAATACGGATAACAGATAGCATGCAATCCGGTGCTTCAACCGCCGTGGAAATTCTTGGCTCTAATATTGTAGTGGGAACAAACTCTGTAGATTTTATTTGGGATGGATCTACCGGTGCTGATGCAAAGATTACAATATTAATATCTGCTGCTAATACCATTGCACAATCAATAGGCATTAAAGACATAGTTTTAGTTAAAAATGATAACACTGGAACACCTGCGCTTAGCTCCTCAACCCTATACGCCGCGTCTGAAAAATATAATGATGCAATTAACAACGTAGATGACTCTACAACCTGGTCAAGATATAAATCTCACACTCCATCTGAAAACAATAACAACGATTATGAAGATGATACTTATTGGCCAATGAATGGACAGAGATATGGATTAGACCCTCAGCATGCTCAAGCAAATGGATCTTTTTATATAGATTGTGTTTCCGGAAAAATACATTTTAGCTCTAATATTAGTGGGAAAACTGTTATTTTAGATTACATAAGCGATAGCCTTGGTACAGATGGAGAGATGCAAGTTCATAAATTTGCTGAAGAAGCAATGTACAAATGGATGTCGCACGCTATATTAGCTGGAAGAGCCAACATTCCAGAGTATCAAGTCAACAGATTTAAAAAAGAAAGATTTGCGGCTATAAGAACTGCAAAATTAAGGCTTTCAAACATTAAGTTAGAGGAAATTACACAGATAATGAGAGGTAAATCTAAACAAATAAAACACTAGTACATGGCAGATATGAAGCGTAATTTTACCGGTGGTAAGATGAATAAAGATTTAGACGAGAGACTTGTTCCAAGAGGAGAGTATAAAGACGCGATGAACATACAAGTATCAACTTCAGAAGGATCTGACGTTGGTACGGTTCAAAATATACTAGGTAACACGTTGGTTCTTGATCCAGGTGATACTGCAGGAACTACTCAAGACTTTATATCAATCCCAGCAATGAAGTGTGTTGGAAAAATTGTTGATGAGAAAAACGATGCTTTTTATTGGTTTGTTACAGATGAACTTACCTACATAAACTATAACAAT